TGCCAACCTGCTGGAAAAACCAGTGGGCGAGGTCAAGCGCATGCTCGGCCTGAACGAGCGGGTTTCTTCGGTCGACGTCTCGCTGGGTCCGGATTCGGATAAAACCCTGCTGGACACCCTTACCGATGACCGTCCAACCGATCCATGTGAACTGTTGCAGGATGACGACCTGTCCCAGAGCATCGATCAATGGCTCTCGGAGCTGACCGACAAGCAACGAGAAGTGGTGATACGCCGCTTCGGCCTGCGCGGTCACGAGAGCAGCACGCTTGAAGATGTGGGCCTGGAGATTGGCCTGACCCGTGAGCGGGTCAGACAGATTCAGGTTGAAGGCTTGAAGCGTCTTCGGGAAATTCTCGAGAAGAATGGCCTGTCGAGCGAGTCGCTGTTTCAATAAGTAATTTGCTGGCTGGCATAAAAAACCCCCGACTGGTTCGGGGTTTTTTATTGCCCGGGAAACAGGCTGGGAGTTCCCTCCGTCATCCCTCTGGTTTGTAGTCTCTCGCTGTAAGTTTTTGCTTACTCTTTCGTAAGTGTTCGCTAATTCAATGGGTAGCAGTCGTACATATTCTTACGTGAGATAGAATTAACTAATTGATTTATATGATTATTTTTTCAGGTTAATAACTTGTGACAGGTCATTTCAGCTGTCGGGGGCGATTGCTCTTGGTAGGGAATTCTCTAGTATCTGAACTGTGTCGACGGACAGACACACCCTTCAAGGATGAGGGGGAAGGACATCGCAGGAAGCGATTCATCAGGACGATGAAAAGGAACACAGGGAATAGGGAAAAATGTGGGCGGGTCAAACCGCCCCTTTTTTTGCCTGCAGAAAAGCAAAAAGGCCCGCGAGGGGCCTTTTCGAGAACGCGGGGGTAATCAGCGTTCGAGGTCTTTGATCTTGCCTTTGACGCCATCCCACTCTTCGGCATCGGGCAACGATTCTTTCTTCTCGGTGATGTTGGGCCAGATTTCCGCCAGCTCAACGTTCAGCTGAATGAATTGCTGCATGTCTTCCGGGACTTCATCTTCGGAGAAGATGGCCACGGCAGGGCATTCTGGTTCGCACAGTGCGCAGTCGATGCACTCATCCGGGTGAATCACCAGGAAGTTCGGGCCTTCGTAAAAGCAGTCCACCGGACACACTTCTACGCAGTCGGTGTACTTGCACTTGATGCAGTTGTCGGTGACGACGAAGGTCATTTCTATTTTTCTCCTCAGGCGGCGGCAGCGGAGCCCCTTCACGTTGGGGTCGCCAGGTTTGGGAGCGATAGTCTGCTGGTCAGGCTATAAGCCAGCAGCATCCCAAACCGCGCGAGATTCTAACAGCTTGCAGGCAAGTGCGTTAGATCCGTGTCTTTAGTGTATAGAGCATTTCGAGTGCACGACGCGGTGTCATGTCGTCCAGATCAAGTTTTGCCAGATCATCCAGCACCGGATGCGGCAGGCTGGCGAACATGTCGCTTTGCTGCGGTGCAGCCGGTTTGCCTTTGGCGGTCTTGGGAACCTCATGAGGCAGGGCGGTCGCTTCCAGCCGGCCCAGGTGTTCGCGAGCGCGCACGATCACTTCGCTCGGCACACCGGCCAACTGCGCAACCGCAAGGCCGTAGCTCTGGCTGGCAGGCCCTGGCAGCACGTGGTGCAGGAACACGATGCGTTCGTTGTGCTCGGTGGCGTTAAGGTGAACGTTGGCCACCAGCGGCTGGGCTTCCGGCAACACGGTCAGTTCAAAGTAGTGGGTAGCAAACAGCGTATAAGCCCGCAGATGTGCCAGGCGTTCGGCTGCAGCCCACGCCAGGGACAGACCGTCAAAGGTGCTGGTGCCGCGACCGACTTCGTCCATCAGTACCAGGCTGCGCTCTGTGGCGTTGTGCAGGATGTTCGCGGTTTCGCTCATTTCGACCATGAAGGTCGAGCGCCCGCCGGCCAGGTCATCGCTGGAGCCTATCCGGGTAAAGATCCGGTCCACCAGAGACAGCTCGCAACTGGCTGCCGGCACGAAGCTGCCGATGTGTGCCAGCAGCACGATCAGAGCGGTCTGGCGCATGTAGGTGGATTTACCGCCCATGTTCGGACCGGTGATCACCAGCATGCGGGTGTTGTCGTCGAGGCTCAGGTCGTTGGCCACGAACGGCGTGGTCAGTACTTGCTCGACCACCGGGTGACGACCCTGGCTGATGCGCATGCACGGCTCACTGACGAAGCGCGGGCAGTTCAGATCGAGGTTCAGCGCGCGTTCGGCAAGATTGCTCAGCACGTCCAGCTCGGCCAGTGCCGCCGCGGTGTCCTGCAACGGCGGCAACTGGGCGATCAAATCTTCGAGCAGTGCTTCGTAGAGCATCTTCTCGCGCGCCAGGGCGCGGCTCTTCGCCGACAGGGCCTTGTCTTCGAATGCCTTCAGTTCCGGCGTAATGAAGCGCTCGGCACCTTTTAACGTCTGGCGACGGATATAGTCTGCCGGCGCCGATTCGGCCTGCTTGCTTGGCAACTCGATGAAGTAGCCATGAATGCGGTTGTAACCGACTTTCAGGTGCGACAGACCGGTACGGGCTTTCTCGCGTGCTTCGAGGTCGATCAGGAACTGCCCGGCGTTTTCGCTGAGCGATTGCAAGTCGTCCAACTCGGCGTCGTAACCGGTTTTCAACACGCCGCCGTCACGGATCACGGCGGGCGGGTTGTCGATGATAGCTTTTGCCAGCAGCGCCGCCAGTTCCGGGTAGGTGCTGGTGGTCTTCGCCAGTTGGATGATGTGCGGAGCTTCCAGCTCAGTCATCGCCACTTGCAACTCAGGCAATGCACCGAGCGCATCGCGCAGGCGAGCCAGGTCGCGAGGGCGGGCATTACGCAGGCCGATCCGCGCCAGGATTCGCTCGATGTCGCCAATTTCCTTGAGCTGCGGTTGCAGCTTTTCGAAACGGTAACCGTCGAGCAGGCAGGTAATCGAGGTCTGGCGCGCCAGCAATACGGTCAGATCCCGCAGCGGACGGTTCAGCCAACGGGTCAGCAGGCGGCTGCCCATGGCGGTCTGGCAGCGATCGACCACCGATTGCAACGTGTTGTCGCGACCGCCGGCCAGGTTGGTGTCCAGTTCCAGGTTGCGACGGCTCGCGCCGTCCAGCACCACGGTGTCGTCCAGGCGTTCGTGGCGCAGGCTGCGCAAATGGGGCAGGGCGGTGCGCTGGGTTTCCTTGGCGTAGCTGAGCAGGCAACCGGCGGCGCCGATGGCCAGGGTCAGGTTCTCGCAGCCGAAACCTTTCAGGTCCTGGGTGGAAAACTGCTGGCAAAGACTTTTCAGCGCCGAATCACGTTCGAAATCCCACGGCGCACGGCGACGAACCCCACGACGTTTTTCCGCCGGCAGATCCTTCGGCCAGTCGTCCGGGATCATCAGCTCTACCGGATTGACGCGCTCCAGTTCTGCCAGCAGGTTTTCCCAGCCCTTGATCTCCAGCACGGTGAAGTTGCCGCTGGTGATATCCAGCACGGCCAGGCCGAACAGACGCTCGTCACCCAGCACCGCTGCGATCAGGTTGTCCCGACGCTCATCCAGCAGCGCTTCGTCACTGACCGTACCCGGTGTGATGATCCGCACCACCTGACGATCCACCGGCCCTTTGCTGGTTGCCGGGTCGCCGACCTGCTCGCAGATCACCACCGACTCGCCGAGCTTGACCAGTTTCGCCAGGTAACCTTCCGCGGCATGGTAAGGAATCCCACACATCGGAATCGCCTGACCCGCCGACTGCCCACGGGCGGTCAGGGTGATGTCCAGCAATTTGGCGGCCTTCTTCGCGTCTTCATAGAAGATTTCGTAGAAGTCGCCCATGCGGTAGAACATCAGCTGGTCAGGGTGCTGGTTTTTCAGGCGCCAGTACTGCTGCATCATTGGCGTGTGGGAGGACAGATCAGAGAGGGCTTTATTCATCGGGTAATCAGGCAAATTCGTTGAAAGATGTAGGGCAAAGGAGGGGCATCGGCCCGGCTTTTCCGCGATGGGCGCAAGGTTAACATGGGCGGTCCACCCGACGCAGGCATGAAAGCCCCGCGATACATTTCTTCTGTCTATGCACAACATATGCGTCATTTATGCAATTTGGCATTTGTCTTCCGCGAAAAGAACAAGCACTATGCGCTTTATGCAAAAACGCAATGTTTCTACCGTCTTAAGAGCGCTGCTCGATCAGCACGGGATCTCCCCCACGGAGCTTCACCGTCGCACCGGCGTGCCTCAATCCACTCTCTCGCGGATCCTCAGCGGGAAGATCGTCGATCCCTCGGATAAACACATCTCGAAGATTGCCGAGTATTTCGCCGTGAGCACCGACCAGTTGCGGGGCCGTGCGGATGTCGCGCCGGCAGCCGGCACTGGGCGCGATCAATTGCATTCGGAACTCAAGGACATAAGTCTGTGGGATGACGATACGCCCGTCGATGATGACGAGGTATCGGTCCCCTTTCTTCGCGAGGTTGAATTGGCTGCAGGATCAGGAAGGTTCGTCATCGAAGAGAGCGAGCGCTCTAGCCTGCGCTTCGGCAAGCGGAGTCTGCGCCACAACGGCGTTCAGTTCGACCAGGCCAAATGCGTGACGGTGCGCGGCAACAGTATGTTGCCGGTACTGCGCGACGGCGCCACCGTCGGCGTTAATGCCGGCAAGTGCGGGATCGGCGATATCGTGGATGGCGACCTGTATGCCATCAACCATAACGGCCAGCTGCGGGTGAAACAGCTTTATCGCCTGCCTACCGGGATACGCCTGCGCAGCTTCAATCGCGACGAACATCCGGACGAGGACTACACCTTCCAGGAAATCCAGGAAGAGCAGATTGTCATCCTCGGTCACGTCTTCTGGTGGGGCATGTACGCCCGTTAACCTCACCGCTGTCAGATAAAACCCGCCATCGAGCGGGTTTTTTTCGCCTGCCAAAAACCACCAGCGCCTTTGTCTGCGGGGCTTTCATGCGTCTGTGCATTTCTAATGCATAAATAAATGCATCAATGCATTGACTGTATATGCATCCATGCATATTCTTTGTCTCAAGCAGCTCAAAAGCAGCTCAAAAGCAGCTCAAAAGCAGCTCGAAGCAAAGCTCTTTAGTTCCACCACAAAGGCAGCGATGAACCGGCCTCAACGGTTCAGAGGGTTGGCAACTGACCCGGGTGTGCAGCGTAAAGCACCACAAGCAGTTATCCGGCGGGCAGGGACCGCGGTCGGAAAAACAATATGAATGGACCCGTACCGCGCCAGTAGCGCCGAAAGGTCAATGCGAAGGATCGCATTCTGAAAAGCCCGGTTAGCGCCGGGCTTTTTGGAATGCCTACCTACCGTCAGGCAACTCACGAGACACCGTTTGAAAGACACACACATCACTCATCAATCACCCCCAGGAGGCGTGACATGACAAACGAGCAACAAGCGTTGCTGGACATGCCGATCTGGCTCGTCATCGTCCTCGCCCTGGTGGGCGGGGTGTCCGGCGAAATGTGGCGCGCCGATAAGGAGGGCGCCCGCGGCTGGTCATTGCTGCGGCGCCTGGCCTTGCGATCCGGGGCCTGCATGGTCTGCGGGGTCTCGGCCATCATGCTGCTGTATGCCGCCGGCGTGTCGATATGGACGGCTTGCGCGTTCGGTTGCCTGACGGCGATGGCCGGGGCAGACGTTGCCATTGGCCTTTATGAGCGCTGGGCGGCCAAGCGGATTGGCGTTTGCGAAGTGCCGCCGCGAGATCCTCGCCAGGATCACTGATCACAAAGCCCAATGGAATGGCGAGCAGCGGTGCCGACCGGCATCCGACCCACAAGGACGCGGGTTTCCCAAGGCCAGTACCTTTCACTCAAGCCCGCCAACAAGCGGGTTTTTTATTGCCCGGTGAAAACACCATGAAGATCAGCCCCCTGATTGCCCAACTGCGCGATCACTGCCCAACCCTCGCCGGTCGCGTGGCTGCCGGCATCGACCTCGAAACGCTGCAAGCCAATACCCCGCTTTCAACTCCTTGTGCCTACGTGGTGCCGATGGCCGATCCGGCGGGCGCAAACGTGGCGCAAAACGTTACGAGGCAGACCATTCGCGACCGCTTCGAAGTGACCCTGGTGCTCGACACCACCGACGCTACAAAAGCGCTGGATCTGTTGCACGACCTGCGGGCCGAACTGTGGCGGGCGCTGGTGGGGTTCAAGCCCGGCAGTGATTACGACGCCATCACCTACGACGGCGGCGAATTGGTTTCCATCAACAGCAGCCGTGCGCTGTATCGCCTGCGTTTTTATGCCGAGTTCCAGCTCGGCCGCAATCTGCCTGGTCAGCCTGCGGAGAGCTGGCACGAACGTGAACTGGACGGTTTGTCGTCCTTTACCGGGGTCACCGTGCGGGTCGATGCGATCGATCCGGCGGACCCCAATCTGCAACGGCCAGGCCCCGACGGACGCCTGGAACTGACTTTCTCTGGAGACGTAACCCCATGAGCAAACGCATCACCGTGCTGCCGGCCCCAGGCCGTGCCGTGCCCGACCCGGAAGCGGGCGATCTGTTGCCCCTCGAGGGCCGTGAAGTGCCGGACAACGCCTGGTGGCGTCGACGTCTGGCCGATGGCGATATCACTACCAAAGCCGTGAAAGCGGCAAAACCACAGGGAGCCAAATAATGGCGATCGGATTCAGCAACATCCCCGCGGACATTCGTGTGCCGTTGTTTTACGCCGAGATGGACAATTCGGCTGCCAATAGTGCGTCGTCGGCCATGCGTCGTTTGATCGTCGCTCAGGTCAACGACAACATTGCGCCGGCCGAGGTTGGCAAACTGGTGTTGGTGTCCAGCGTGGCGCTGGCCAAAAGCATTGGCGGCCAGGGCTCGATGCTCGCTTCGATGTATGAAACCTGGCGCAAGACCGACCCGATCGGCGAAATCTGGTGCCTACCGCTGCATAACACCGAAGGCAGCATCGCCAAAGGCGTGTTGACCCTGACCGGGGCGGCCACTCAAAGCGGTGTGCTCAACCTGTACGTTGGCGGCGTTCGTGTTCAAGCAGCCATCGTCAATGGCGCCACGGCAGCTCAGGCCGCTACCGCGCTGGCGCTGAAAATCAACGCCTCGGCAGATCTGCCGGTCAGCGCGGCAGCCGTTGAAGGCATCGTGACCCTGAGCGCCAAATGGACGGGCGACAGCGGTAACGACATCAGCCTGCAATTCAATCGCCTGGGCAAGAGCAATGGCGAAGAAACCCCGGCCGGCCTGACCACGGCCATCACCGCCATGACCGGCGGTGCCGGTGTGCCGGATCAGGTCGCTGCGGTAGCGGCGCTGGGCGATGAACCGTTCGAGTTCATCTGCATGCCATTCTCGGACCTGTCGACCCTCAACACCTGGCAAGCCGTCATGGATGACAGCACCGGTCGTTGGTCGTGGGCCAAGCAATTGTTCGGTCATGTCTACAGCGCCAAGCGCGGCACCATCGGTACTTTGGTGGCGGCCGGTCAGATGCGTAACGACCAGCACATGACCCTCCAGGCACTGGAACCGGGCGTACCGCAACCGTTCTGGGTTCAGGCCGCTGCACTCGCTGCGCGCACATCGGTGTTCATCTCCGCCGATGCCAGCCGTCCGACCCAAAGCGGCAGCCTGCCAGGCCTAGACCCGGCGCCGGCCAGCGAGCGTTTCACCCTGACCGAGCGTCAGTCGCTGCTCAATTACGGCATCGCCACCGCGTACTACGAAGGCGGCTACGTGCGCATTCAGCGTTCGATTACCACCTATCAGAAGAACGCCTACGGCCAGGCAGACAATTCCTACCTGGACAGCGAAACCATGCACCAGTCGGCGTTC